GGCGCTGCCCGCCGCCGTGCTGACATCGATGGAGGCTTTGAATTTATCGGTATCCGTGGGAATCCCCACGTGCATGGTTGCCCCGGTACCCAGGTCGTCAAAATGAATCTTGGACAACCCGGTCATTTTACTGCCCTTAGGCGGTTTGCACAGATAGATCACTTCATCCGCCGCCAAACCCGACGCTTCATAACTGTCATAATAGCGATACAGTTTCCCGCCGTATTCATTGGCCACCACTGCGCTGGGCGGCGTGGTCTGAAACGCCAGCGTATAATTGACTCCATATACGTTACCCATGTTTATTCTCCTCTAGCTCTCTAGACAAGCGATTTCCACCACGCACTCTTCCTGCATCCGGGAGGCCCCCATCTGCATGGACATGAAGACCTGCGTGCTATAGTTCTTGGTAGGCAATTTGTCCACATTGGCTTCCACGTCATAGTTGATGGCCAGGGTGATCCCCTGTTTGACCCAGGCGGGACATAACCGGGACGAACCGCTGAGGGTTAATTGTTCGCTGTGAACAAAATTGAACCCCATGAATTTAGTGATTTTCCCTTCCACCAATGGCCGCAGCAGGTTGTAATCGGCGCTGCCCACTTCGGTTTCTCCCAGCAGATTCATGATCTGCTGATAGCCCAGGGCGCACCATTTTTCCCATTCCTGCGGCACTTCGTTTTTCAGAAAAATTCCCAGGGCGCTGATCAGTTTGTCCACCGTCATGCCCGTACCCCCTACGGCCACTTTCTGCGCCGAGGGCAACACCACTGCCGTCGTCCCCGTGGCCCCGGTGTAAGCCGTGCCGCTGGCGGCGTCGATGATCAGCTTGTCAATCTTGCGATTAAACCCGCCCCGAAACGCCTGGAGATATTTATTGGTAGGATCGATAAGGGTTTTGACCTCATCCGGCTTATCGATCAAATCCGCCAAATCCCAGGTGCTGCCTGTGATCAGTCGACGGGAATGCGGCGTGTCGCTATATTGCGTATCGCCGTGCCGAGTGGTGCGCTGCTGGGGATCGGCCTTGCCGACATAATCAAAGAATCCTTTTTCCCCGGTGAGCGGTTCGACGGTCACTTTGTCCCGACAACGGGCATCAATCTGCTGCACCACCAGATCCACCGCGGCCCGGTATTGATTGACAAAAGCAGTCGTAATCTGCGTTGACATAGGTCCTCCAAGAGTTTGTCTTGCACGCTCTCAGAGGCTCCCCGTCTCGCACGGACCCCAGACGGCACGCGTCTAAAGGTTCTCCCGGACCGCCTGGCGGCGGCTGCCCGCATGATGGTTTCTGATGGTTCTGGCGGACCCGTCCGGGCTGCCCGCCTGGTTATCTTTTTATAATTCTCCCGCTTCCCGCTTGAATATCTGTTCCAACTCTTTGACTAGAGCTTTATGATCCGGGTGCCTGTCATCCATCATCCCCGGATGCCGTAAAATCTCTTGCTTGCGCGCCGCCAAAGAACTGCCTACCGAAGCGTCGCCCTTGACCAGTTTGTCCTCTCCCATGGCGGCGCCGATCTTGGCGAACATCTTCACCAGGCGCGGGTCGTTGCCCGCCCCTTCCTGGATAGCTTGCAGCGCCGTGGCGTCGGCATAGGTGCGCATGGTGCGTCGGGCCAAATCCACGTTAGCTTCATAATTCTTGCCCCATTCCTGGCGCAGAGATTCTTCCGCCTGTTTCTGGTAACGCTGCATCTCCTGCATGATGCCCTGATGACTCTCCAGGCCGGTCTTGACGTACCAGTCATAGAGCGCCCTGGCCTGTTTACCGGACAGCCCCAATTCATGCGCCTTGACCTTAAAGGCTGTCTCCAGTTTGTCATCATACGGCGCTTCTTTCGGATAATCCTGCGGCCTGGCAATCTCATAGCCATCCGTTGTCTCCGGCCAACCCAGGTCTTTCCAGACCCCCTTCCAGCCCTCCAGGTCAGCCTCATCCGGCAAAGCCCGCTTGCGGCCAATCAGTTTCTGGGCATTAATGTGACCCTTGGCTAACTCTTCCAGAGAGGCATAACCCTTGATATTCTCATCCTGCCGTAAATCCTCTGGCAGGCTCATCAACCATTCGCCCCCGGCGCCTTCTTGGTTTTCGTTTCCTTTGTCCTGGCTTTGCTCATCGGCCATATTCTGATCTCTCCCGCATGACGTTTTAAGATTTCATAGTGGATTGTCCGGTCAATGATCTCATCCACCACGCTGTCCACATAATCCAGCCGTAAGGTCTTTCCTTGCAGTACAATCGGAAAATCCACGGTTAATATCCCGTTCCCGGCTTGTACGGTAACGGCAACGGCCTGCATGTCCTCCCGGTTGATCTCCTCCACCCGGTAGCGATACGTCCAGTTCTGGGCCAGTTCCTCAAATTCACTCTGCTTCTTCACCAGTCGTTTCCGCTTCCATTCCTGGACTCCGCAATCCCAGGGAGGTCAACATCATCTCCGACGGCGATCCCGGTTCCGGCGCTTTCCCCAATTTCGCCAGACCTTCCGGGACCAGGCCGCCCAATTGCGCCGCCTGCTGGGCTTGCATCTGCTGCGCCGCCTGCTGCGCCCGGCCTTGGCGTAGAGCGGCAATCTCCCGTTGTCCTCGTAAAAGTTTCTGCGGCAACCCTTGCACCTCGCAGACGTGCCGCGCCACCGCGTCCAGGTTCAAGTTGTCAATCACTGTCGGGTCCATTTGCGCCAACGGCCCCATAAACTCCGCCACCCGATAAACGCTCTGCACCTCACTCATCTTCTGCGCCCGGGCCAGGGGGCTGACATATTCCACCTCGTACTCACTGCCCTGCATGACTTCCGGCGGCAGCGGAAAATACCCCTGGCGTGAAAGCAGGCCAAACACCCGGTCAATCAGAGGTGTCAACAACTCGTTTTGCAGCCGGGCCGCCGCCGGCCCCAGGATGCGCATGTTCTCTTCATAACGCTGCATCACCTCTGTGGCCGTCATGCGCTCTGTGGTCAAAAGCTGTAACAGATTGTTGAAAAACACCTCCCGGATTTGCAGTTTCACCTGTTCCTGCATCTCCAGCCCCAACCCCACGTCTTGCGGCGTCGGCAACGGAAATATCGTGTTCCCCGGCGAGTCCCCCCGCACAATGGTAATCCCCAGGGGAGAGTTGCGCACCGGCCCGATGATGGCTTCATCCTTGGCGAAAATGGGCGGATCTATTTTCTTCACCGCCGCCCGCCAGTTCAATTTTTTCATCTCATACAGCATCTTGGCGTCCGGCAGGGCAATCATCCCCTGACTGCGCCCATAAACCTCACCCCCCATCTTGAACCACCGCGGACACATATACGGTAGCTCATGATAACCGCTCTCCCGCAGTTTATAGCGGCTCTGTCGTTCGATATAGATTGAGGCATACGGCAGAGACCGGCTGTTTCTCTTATCCGGTCTGGCGTCACTGCGGGGATGGGTGCAGTGCAGGACCTCAAACATCTTGTCCTTGTCTTTCTCTTCCCTGGCCGCTTTCTGTACCTCTTCCGAGCCTTGGCCGAACTCCTGCATGATCTGCCGGGCGCTCAAGCTAAACTTTCGGATCACCGTATCCACCCGCTTCCGGGCGTCTTCGGCCAGAAACACTTCCCCCACGTCCAGGGCGGCAAAACTCACCGTAGTCTGATCATCTTCACCGACATACAGGGCTGCCGTGCCGAAGCCGGCTAGATCCACGTAACATTCATGAATTTCCGTATAAAAATTGCTGTTGGCCAACACCCCGTAAATCACCTGTTCTGCATGATCCAGCCAGATTTTCACTTCATCCATTTCATTCAGCCAATCCTGGCGCATCCGTAAATTAAACCACGGCACCGCGGGATTGGTGAGCAGGGTGTTGAGGCCGGAAGACAGTATCAATAACGCATGGGTGGGCGCGCTGTCGTAAATCTTCCCCAGGCGCTTCTCTCCCGGCGTGCCAGGGATATAGATGCTCTGGCGAAACGGCAGAAGATAATCTACGATCTCCTGCCAATGCGCCTCCCAGGTGCTTCGGGCTGAGGTTAAACTATTATAGCGTTCAATCAGGTCTTCCGGCTTCACTTCTGGCCCTTCTTCTCTTTATCAGGCTTCCAGCCCGTCTTGCGCAGCGTGCCGTACACATACGCCGTCGCCCGCTCGCCCTTCAAACCCTTCTGCTTGGCTTTCTGCTTCAACTTTTTCTCTAACGCTTTGGGCATGGTCATTTCCTTTCAAGGCGGCCAACACCAGCCGGATGCAATCCCCATGCACCGGCACCAGGGCCGGGCACCAGGCGTTTTTCCAGGCTTCCTGGAGCAGATATACCGCGTCCTGGATCGTTTCCGGCCTGGGACATAACCGCTGCACTATGTATTGTTGAGGACTCATTCCCCTAACAGCGTTTTACTCTTCACCGGCGGCGCTTCCTGTAACCCCATGCCGCCTGTCAGGATAGTGGCCCCATAGCCCCGGGCCCCGGCGGCCAGGCGCTGCCGCTTCCGTTTTTCTTCCTCAATTTCCCAATCGCTTTTCTTGGGTGGCGACGGCGCCGGCGGCGCCGGCGGCGGCGAAGGAATGCTGGGTACTCCTCCCATGATCAGGTCTCCTTACCAGGGTGAAATCTCTTGAAACCCGTCCTGAATCAATTCCCGGTTCCGGGCCGCCCGCGGCCAGGTCAGGTTCTCGGTCAATCTGGGGCGGATATAAAACGTCAAACATAACGCGTC